ATGAGCCAACGCAATGACCCATAGCCTTGCCCTCATAGTCAAGGGCATCTTTGAGTTGCTTGTTGCTCTTCTTGTCAAAGAAGTTTTCTAATGCCTTGAGCTTGGGATCACCAACTTTTGAATTGAAGTTTGCTCTGACATACTCAGCCGCTGGCAAACCCTTTTCATCAACAACTTGCCACTTTTGATTCTCATAAGCATCATCTGATTTTCTTAATGAGTAACCAGCGGGCAAGTTTTCCTCAAGCACCTCATACTTAGGCTTGGTCAACTCAATCCACTTGTATCCTTCTGGATACTCTTTCTGTACTGGGAAGCCCTCTTGTCGCTCAAGAGCAACCCTTCGCATCTCTTTAGCCATCTCTTGGTCATACTCATAGGTGCGGCGCACCGCTTGCTCCATACTGACCTTGTTTAGTTGCTCAGGGCGGATGCGACCGGATACCAAGTCTTGGCGCAACACATCCATGATGTGGTCAAAACCAAGCCCACTAATCTCTTGACTGCTTGATGCCGGGCTGTTCAGGGCATAGACGCGCTGTTCCATAGGAAGATCTTTGATCCAAGGATTCCTATCTAGAAAATTCTTGGCTTGCAGTATCTCTACTTTGGGCGCATTGATTGCTACATCTGATGCATCTTCCCATGCTTTGGCGGCTTCGGATTGCCCAAGCTGTTCACCCTCATATAGCTCACGATGTCTTGGCGCTCTGTATCGATTGATGCCGACTTCTTCGGTCGGGATGTGAATAATGCCTTCTTCAGCCAACTTACGAATCGGGTCTTCAGGGGTTGCCATCTGCTTCTTGACATAGTTGGTCAAGTTGCTATCAACCCACTTATTGAGAGCAGCCATCTTTTCCAAGGTGTCTGTTTGCTCCAAGATGTTTGCTCTTGAACCCTCTTGCATATTGGCAAGCACTTCAGGCGTGTAGCGCTCTTGCATCTGCTGGAGAATGTCGGCAGGATTATTACCAGCGGCTGTGTTGCGTTTGTAAATACTCATCGCATCTGGCACACTTGTTCCGAACCAATTGCCATTTTTGGGCTTGATCACATTGGATTGCGTGTTCGCACCCATCGCCAAAGCCATCTCGCGGGGTAGACCGCCTTGCTCCAAAGCACCCCTGACAACTGGCTCCATGCCACGCTCAAGTGCCATACCAGCTTGCTCTGCACCTCTATCTGCCGCCCTTTTGGCTTGGGATGTGCCTGGGCCTGACAAATACTGCAAGGCCATCGCTTCTGGCAAGATGGGCGGTATCTTGTACTCAGTCTCAAGCTTCCCAAGGAAGTCGCCTATGTCACCTGCGTACTCATATGCCAAGGGTTGTGTAGGCTGGTAGATGTTCTCAGCGATGTAGTCTTCAGCCGCCTTACCGCCCTTAGTGATGGCCGTGGGGATTGATGCAACAGCTTGAGTTAGTGCTGAACCCATGAACCTTCCAGCCTGTAAGCCACCAGCAAGCTTCTCAGGAATAGACCTATCAGCCTGCACCTGACGCATGAGGTCAGCATCACGTTGGCTGATACGCCTGTTCAGCTCTCGGTTTTCTTTGGTGGGGATGCTTAAGTCAACCCTGCCCAAGCCCCTGATGTTCTCGCTGTACTGCGGGAGTTCCATCGCACGTTCGTCATCAATAAAGGCTGGTGGCTGAGCCGATCTGAAGTTCTTGGCGATGTTTCTTCCGACCCGTGGGTAGAACGCTGGTTTGTTTTCGTCAGCCATGGCTTATCCCGCTGAGTTGCTGTTGCCCCAATGATACCTTGGGTGTTGGCATCCGTCCATCATGGCTTAATCAGCACAACCGAGTCATTAAGGTGCTTGTAGTCTAACTCAATGGCGTTCAGGTCTTCCAGCACTTCTCGTTCAACCATCGCCAAACCGTGCATGTTCATGTAGCTTTCGATCACGCTCCAAGACTTGACCTCCCACATGAGTCGAGGAGCAATGTGCCAACGGAAGCGAAAGCGGTAGGTGGTGGCTTTGTGAGTAGCGAAGTCATACCATGCCCATAGCAATCGGAATCCGCCCTGTGATCGGCTGAAGTTCAGGCCCAGCTTGATGCGGTGGCCTTCGGGTGTGTAGTGAATCATTGCTTCTCCTTTATGCGGAATATGGATTCTCAAGCTTGCGAGCCATACCGCTGTCCACAAAGTCATCCATGTCGTAGTCATCCCTTGGCGCACCATCAATGTCAAGCCAACCCGCATCACGCAAGAACCTCAAGCCTTGGGTACAGGCATCCACGAAGTCATCATGGGTTGAGTCAGGGAATGAGCAGATTTGGGATACGAAGCCCTCAGCCCAGTCTTTAACATAGCCCTTCCTGACACTGCTCTCAGGTATCCATACACGCCCAGCGGCAATGATGTTGGACACAATGTTCAGCCTTTGTATCTTGTCAGCTCGCCCTGGGTTATAGGCACGGACAGGCAAGTGACCACGCTGCAAGTCTTGGATCAGGGCGATACCTGCTGACTTGTCCTCCACAAGGATCAGGTCAACGCGCTTCTTGTTTTTGCCCTCGCCATAGACCACATCGTACTCCTCGATCACCTTGGGGCGCAGGTCAGGGTATTGGAGGCGGTCTTGCCAGCAGTCGATCACCATGGCCGACATTGGCCCGTCAAGTGGCTTGAACACACCGAAAGTGATGGAGGCCGTGGGATCGTTGACAGTCTTCTCCGAGCTCGCACAGTCATAACTCTGCAAGATGTACTCAAACTTGGGGAACTCCTTGTTTGGCGGCCACAGCTTGAACATCTCACGCTTGACGATACCCGACTCTTCGGGGTCGATCAGCTCAGCATGAATCTCCTGGCGGCCGATCTTTGTACCCTCATAGGCAAGGATCTGCTTTTGAAAGCTTGGCGCAAGGTTGGCTAGGTTCACATAGGTCGAGGCGGTAGTGATGGCGACATCATCACCCTCTCTGCCCACTAGCTCCACAATCAAGTCCTTGGGTCTCGGTGTAGTGGTAGCGATCACCTGAGTCCTGCCATCAGCCTTCTTAAGACGCACAGCGAACTGAATGTTGTACCAAGCCTCATCAAGGTAGTCCCAAGCGGCCAACTCATCAAGCCAAGCCCCATGGTATTGGCCTCCACGGAAGCGATCAGGCTCTGAGGCTGAGATGCCCTTGATCAGGCTTCCATTGACCAAGGTGATCTCATGCAAGGCTTTGTTGTAGTCTTGGATCAGTATCTCAGGGATCACAGCGATAAGCCCTGACTCGCCCTCAAAGCAAGTTCCCCTGACATCCATTGATGTAGGAGCGGATACTAACCACCGAGTACCAGGGTTCTCCCAAGCCCACCACCAAAGCTGTTCTGCTGCGGTTCGGGTCTTGCCAGCTCCACGGCCAGCGAGCATGAGCCAAATACTCCACCACTCGCCTTGGGGTAGCTTTTGATGATTGAATGCCCCTGAGAGCCATTTGATGCGAGTGGCATAGGCTGCACCATGGTACGGCCCAAGCTTGCGCTGAAGTTCCTGGTCTTGCAGGATATCTAGTACTTCTTGCTCAATGACAGCGGTCATTCGGCAATCCGGATCAACTCGAGTCGCTTGACAGCCACATCCATCATGTCCCTGACAGTCACATCAATGACCGATGGGTCGACGGCCTCTTCCACTTGCTTATGCTCACCATACTTCTTGGGAGCCATCCGAGCGGCAGTCCACTTGCGAGTATCAACCCGAAGCTTCATCCAAGCCACATAGGTAGAGTCAAACTTGACCTCAATCTGCTCGCCATTCTTGCCAGTCACATAGCTAAGCTCAGGCGGTTGATCAACAATGTCAATCAATTGATCGAACTGAGTCTCAGCTTGAATTTCCCGTGCGCGTGTGTATTGTTCTAGGAAGTCAGGCTTGCGAGACAACCAAGTCATCACAGTCGCCAAGCTTGGGATGTGATCATCTAAGCAGATCTTTCTTAAGCTCTCTCCTAATCCTAGCCTTACGCATATCTCGTTAGCTATCTCTTCAGAGTACTTGGATGGTCTGCCCATCTTTGTCTCTTCTTTCTTTTGCGGCTCACCTGTCACATCTGCGACATCATCGCTGGGAAGACTCTTTGGTTTCTTTGCCATTGCTGAACTCCTTTAACCCAAAGTTTAACGCACCTTTTCGTTTGTATGCAATGCTTTAGTCTTTTAACCCTCTCATGATTCTTCTGTCCATGTCTTTGATGGTTAGCTTGAACTCTTTGTTTTGTTTCTCAAGGTTTGCGGATTTTGTTGTTGCGTGTTTCAGCTTTGACTCTAGCTCTTGGACTTTGGTCTGTAGTTCTGTGATGGCTTTGTTTGCCAGTTCAGGGTTTTGTTTTATCCACTTTGGCGACCAAATCTCCTCTGTCATGTCTTCATTCCCCTAACAAATGCCGCAAAGCTTGCCGAAGTATCTCCACCATTGAGCATCTTGTCGATCTCAAGTGCTACCTCTTCCAAGACCTGATTGCGTTGGGATGGAGATACAAAAATGTCAAAGTGGTAGGGTTGCCCTGTCTTTATGGCGTTTTCATGCTCTATGCGGGAAAACTCATCATCTTCATCGGTGTGGATCATATGTTCTTCTCCTTGAGTTTGGCTTCAATGGCTCGGTAGATGTCTTCAGTTTTGTATGTGCCCATCAATCGCACTTTAATTTCATGGTGCAACTCCGTTATCTCCTCATCCGTCAGACCCACCCAAGGGCGAACATACTCCTGAATGTCATCATCATCCATTTCTTTTCTCCTTGATTGCGGCATCTATCCTCTTACCAATCCATGCAACTACAGGCACGGCCCAGGAATTACCCAAAGCCTTGTACCTTGGCCCATCAGGGGACTCGGCTGCCTTACGCCATGGGATGTTTGTGTAACCATCGGGAAAGCCCTGGAGACGTTCGCACTCTACAGGGGTGAGTCTGCGTACGGCCATAGCTGTCTCATAGACTGCGGCCACTTGGTTTGTCACCTCTGTTGATTGCGGTGATCGGCTTGGGTCATTGGATGCCGTGAGAGTGGGTGCTACTGATACCGCAGGCACATGACCACCACCAGCGCCCATGGCACTTGTTAGGGTTGGAGTTTGGTCAATACTGACTCCCGCATTTGGATGCTGTCCACCTATGCATACAGGAATCTCATGAGCAACCGCATGACTATGTCCCTTAGTGAGGGTGTAGCTTGGCGCACCAGGAACAAAGTCCCCCATGCTGTGATTCTCATTGTCTCGCCCTAAGTGGTTCATGCTATCGATTGGGATAGGCTGCATGATGACAGGCTCATGGCCATGGGTTTCTCTTCGCAATGTGCCTACTGTGCCATCAGTTTGAACATTCATCACGCTTCCACCTTGATCCATCAGAACTACAGGTTGAGTCACATAGCATTGTTGCTTTGCACCCGGCTCTGCGGTCAATGCTCCCACATGAGAGCCATCTCCACCCATCAGGCGAACCTCATCTCGGCTATTCTGCACAAATGCCAATGGTTGAGCTACCGCTAGCTGATTGTCGCCAGCTTCCGCCCTAAGTGCAGGTGCAAGCCCGGGTTCTGCATCACCATAGCCAAGTCTTTTCAGCTTTCCTGGCTCAAATGCTATGGGCTGAGCTATGGCAATACTTGCCTGACCACCGCTTGATCCGCATCCAAGGCCATGAGTTGTGCCATCTGTGCTTGTTATAGGGTCTTGTGTAGGGTGAAAGGCGATTGGCTGAAGGATGGCCGCACCGCCTTGATGCATAGCAGGATTACTGCCTGATGCATCAATTGTTTTTGAGATGTAAGCATCAGTTACATGAATATCGTCTTTTAATGCACCCTTGCCAGGCGCTATGTTGTAAGCGACAGCATGATGATCGCCTTTGGTTAATGTGTTCATTGGGTCACCGGGTTGTCCAATCCCAAGTCCATTACCTTTTCCCATAGTCTTTTCCCCATTTTTGCCTGCATGGCGCGTTGCTTGATCGTGGATCGGTATTGGTTGCATGATGGCGATTCCGCCTTGGTTCTTGCTTGGGTTTGGGTCAAAGGTGTCTACTGTCTTGGACAGATCGACCTCTCGGCATCCGCTGTGGGGGTTGCTAGACTTCATGCTGTTGCTTGCCAAGCTGTCAAACGAATAGGCCACAGGCTGAGCCAAAAAAGTCTCGCTCCCTCCGCCAGCTACACCGCCCGAAGCCTTGATAGTTCCGCTCACATTGTCCTCTCGGTATTGAGCAAGGCTGCTTTCATAGAATGACTTGATGGGCAATAAGTGACCACTCGCTATCGTCTGATGGCTCATCTTGTTGCCACCACACTCGGTATCCAAAGCCCCGACAACCTCTTGGATGTCTGTCGGCTGCGTGACCATAGGTGCATTGCCTCCGCCTGTACCCCATCTTGATGTCACAGTAGAGCAGACCTCGCCCATGTCCTTGACTCGGCTATCGGCAGGGTGGTTCTCATACACCGCAGGGATCATCTTGGCTGAAATCTTGTTCATGCCATCAGTCCCCGCATCTTTGTAGTCCCTTGCTGAGAGTGGACCTGATAGCTCTACTCCGCAGTCATTTCTTCCTTGAAGTCCACCGCTACTGACTCGAGAGCTGTCTTGAGCGCTGGAGGGAGCTCTTTGCCCCGTTTGTCTGCTCGGCGCAGTATCCCTGCGCACGCTCTCGAACTCAAAAAGAATCTCTGCGGGATCAATGTCGTCTCTAGCACTTGCGATAACGAACACACGGCGGCGTCGTTGGGCCACTCCGAAATATTGGGCGTCGAGGACTCGCCACGCGACTGCTCTTTGGGGGCCATACACACAACCTGCGTTCGACCATTTGTCCCCTGGTGGGATGATCGGATCATTTTCCCCGGCAAGTGCGCCAAGAAAGCACCCGAATGCATTGTCTTTTGTGTTAAGGACTCCTGGGACGTTCTCCCAGAAGATGATTGCTGGAGCATCTCGTCGAAGAGATCGAACATGGTCAATTGCATTTGCTATCCCTACAAAGGTGAGTGAAAGATTACCCCTAGCATCATCTAGAGAGTTACGAAGACCCGCCACCGAAAAGGCTTGACAGGGTGTACCACCACAAAACAGGTCAGGTGCTTCTACCTCGCCTTGCAGAATCTTTTCGGGCAACAAGGTCATATCCCCATGGTTTGGCACATCAGGGTAGTGGTGCTTGAGTACCGCACAAGGGAACGGCTCAATCTCGGACAACCAAGCTGCCTCCCATCCAAGTGGATGCCAAGCAACCGATGCGGCCTCAATGCCAGAGCAAACTGATCCGAATCTCATATGCTTTTTCCTTCAGGTCTTGGACAATCAGAGGGAGGGACAACCGCACACCAAATGGCTTTGTACTGCCCTCGAGGTGCGACTTCCCATCGGTCAATGTAAACATCAGGCATGTTCTTTAAAACTTTCCTGACATTGGTTTTGGGTCTACCCAGCAAGTCAGACAAGTCTTCCAATGTCATGCCATCAGGTACGCCTCGGAGTGCGACACGCACACTCTTGATCACAGCCATGCTCATGAAGCCCCTTTTTCGGGCTTTTGAGCCGACTTTTGATCTCGTTGAGGGTCAAGGTGCTTGATGAGCTGTTCGAGGTTTATAGGGGCTATTTTCTCAAGCCGCTCAATTTCATTCAAAACGCAGTCCACGCCAGCGTTGAACCCTTTGATGTAGTCACTCATTTTGGTCTCGCTCATAAAACTTCGTGGATGTCTTCACACCAAACTTCTGTGATGTCATCAGAAACCTTGTCCATGACCAAGTCAATGGCTTGATCAGGGCTTTCGGCCTCCATCTTGTGTTCGGAGGTGTGGTTCTTGATGCCTTTGATCTTGACTGTGTAAATCATGCTGTCACCTCTTTAGCGAGGATGGATTGCAGACCAGCTAACACTTGCTCAGCCTCTGAGCGGGTCAGAGTGGTACTCATGGATGCTTGGCGGCCTTGGAGGTACAACCACACACCGCCATCATCCCACTCGCACAGGTTCACACGAACATTGTTTTCTGTGTTGATAGTGATATCGACTTCTTCTTTCATGATGTTTGTCCTTAGATGAGCCAAATGTAAATGCCAGTAGCATGGGGGTACTGAGCCAAAATTTGTTTTTCAAGTTCATAGCGACCAACAGCCCAAATTGCATCTGCATGTTGCTTGTGGTCAGCGAAGAAGTTAATGCCAAAATACTTCATGTCACTCTCCCACGTATTCTTTGGATTCTGCAATCAAACGCTGTTGCTCTTGTTTGGTTTCCTCTGACAAGCGAGCAAACTCATCAGTTGGCACATCAAAGGTAATGTCTTTGCCTTGAGCATCGAAGATGAATATTTCATAAACTTCCGCAGAGCTATGGTCATGCGGATAGTTGTTTTCTTCGGGGTAGTAGTCATATGCGACTGTCACATCTTGAACTGTCTCGCCATCATCAAACGAAACAACATTCTTGTAGTTGTGTGCAAAGTCAGAGATTTTGTTGGTGTGTGTCATGTTTAGGTCTTTCAAGTAACCGCCTTATTGGCGTGAATGAATTGTAACACAAAGTTAAAAGGGGCTGTCAACCCCTTTTGTAAATTATTTTGTAGGGGTGACACGGATGTCGGCACGATTCTCTTTGCGGAAAGTGTTGAGGACATCGTCTTGGATGCCATAAGCCACGCAAAGCTTTTTGTAGTCCACAGTACCTGAGACCTCGACCATCTTGACAGTCACGCTGTGGAGTTCGCCTTTGTGTTCGCCTTCGCCATACTTGTTGGCAATGGCATCTTTCAGGG